ACAGAAACAAACATGGCGTATCAGGCCGCAGATCATGAAAGATGGAAAACGCTTGATTTCGTATTGGGTGTGAAAGTTAGTCTATCAGAGCAGCACCCGAAGTACAATTTTCCTGAAATTTGCGAACTGTTGGAAGGTCAATATCCACCTGAATTTAAGTTTATAGGATGGCATCCTCAATGCCTTTGCCATGCAACGCCAATACTTATGCCGCAATCCGATTTTGAAAAGAGTTTGGCCGGTGAAGATGTAAAAGCCGAACCGATAAAGGACATACCTAGTAATTTTAATGAATATGTAAAAGCGAATTATGAACGGTATTCGGGGTATAAGGAACTACCATATTGGATTCAGGAAAACAAAAAAATTGTAAACAAAATAATCAAATGAAAAAACCAATCTTCGCAACTATCTACGATATTCTGAAAGACAAACAATTCAGGATATTACTTGACGAGTCAATCAATGAAATGACACATCGGCGGAATCAGCAACTAAGAGGGTTTGAAAATGCTAAGGATGCAAAAGTAAAATCAAACACGTTCACAAGATTAGATATTAACGGAAGTTTTACGGTTGATTTTTTGGTTGATGAATTTCGATTAATTGAGGAGTGTAAATCAAAACTTTCATCAGTTGATCGTAAATTCATTTGGAATATGGTATTTGATCACATCAGGAAAACGGTTGATTTTTATAAATAGTTACATTTTCAAACAGGCAATTAAACTGTAACCGGACTAATCATCCGGTTTTTTTTGTTCCTTAATTTTTTTCATTTTGAAAATATTTTATCAATTTGATAATTTTATCATTTTGATTTTATACATTTGAATCAAATTTACTTCAATAATTTATTCAAATGAAAGAAAAAATCTTGTCACAACTAAAATCCGCTTGTGGAAACACCACGAGCATATCAGAAAAAACCCTGCAAATCATTGCAGAACGGATGGCAGCCAATATCACAGAAGAAAGCCAGATTGAAGCTGCAATTGAACTGGAAAAACCTATACTTCAGGCTATTGACGGGAATATAAATTTTGTTGCCGCCGATGCTGTAAAAAAAATCAAACCGATTGAAAAACAAGCCGAAAAGAAAACAGAAGAAAAACCAAACGATCCAAACGAGCCTGAATGGTTCAAAACCTACCGGGAAAAACAGGATCAGGAAACAACAGCATTAAAAAATAAGCTCGAAAACTACGACAAAGAGAAAACCCAAACTCAGCTAAACAGCAAAATTACAGCTAAGTTGAAGGAAAAAGGTATTCCAGAGTCGTACTACAAAGGCCGGAATTTGTCAATAGAGGACGAAAACGATATTGATTCACTTGTAACCTCAATTGATACTGATTATGTCAGTTTCAAACAGGAACTTGCAGAATCAGGAGTGATTATCAGCGTTCCCAAAAGCTCCTCATCAGGACTAAAGGAAGGCGAGCTTTTAGGTGAACAAATCGCCGAGAAAAGAAATACGAGGACTTCGGACGGAGTTCAGGGTAAGAAGATAGTTTAACAATTAACAATTAAAATTATGCAAATCACAAGTTCATCCATAACAGGGGCAAAAGTTATTTTCGAGAGCATTCTCGATGAGATCCCCGGAGGTGTGAGTTTGCCAGTTGCCGATCTTGACAATACTAAGGTAGATGCTACTTTAGGCGTTGACAAACGGTTTCTGAAGGCAGGCGCACCCGTTTACGTTGATATTGCAGCACGCACGGCGACGCTTTGCAAATCAGCGTTAGGAATTACAGGAGGTGGCGCAACCACCCCGAGAGTATCAAAAAACAACCATTTCAAAGTAGGCGAATTTCTGAACGATGGCGTAACCAGTTCAGAAATCTTGTCAATTGATGTAACCAATGCCGGTTATGACATTGTCACTACGAAAGAAGCTGTAATTTATGCAGCCGGAACCAAATACGGCGAAGGTTCAGCATCAGGCACAAGTGCTGCATTGGCATTCACTCCGAACGGGGTTACCAAAGATGATGTTTACATCGCTGATGGGAACGCCGATGTAGCAGTTGTAACGATGGGAACCGTCAGGGAAGATGCTTTGACTTATCCAATTAACGCGCTTTATGCAATTGCACTTCGCGGCGGTGTAGCCGGAACAGGACGTTCATTAATAACCTTAGTATAATCTATTATGAAAACACAAATTACAGAAGGATTATCACAACAGGTTGTTGAATCCTATTTAACCAAACGTCAATACGATGCGCTCTATTGGCCGACTTTCTTCCCGATTAAAAACGTAAACTCATTGGATGCTAAGACACTTATAGGTGCCGAAGGATCGCGCGTTGCTGCTCACGTTATTTCCTATGATTCTAAAGCACCGGAAGCCGGAAGGAAAACTATTGAAACGAAGTATTTTGATATTCCAAAAACAGCACAAAGCCGGACTAAGTCAGAAAAGGAGATTTTGGAACACGAAGTTACAAAAGCGATGCAAGGACAGAATGCTGTCATTGAAGATTATTTCAACGATATCGATTTTGTTTTTGATTCGGTAAATGCCCGTGAGGAATGGTTCGCGCTCCAAGCACTTTCATTAACCAAAATTCAACTTTCAACTACGAACAACCCTCAGGGTATTGTTAATGAAACTGTAATTGATTTTGGTATGCCAGCTGCCAACAAAAAATATGTTTCAGCAGTTTGGGCGACAACAGCAGCCAAAGTAGTAACCGATTTTACAGCAGTTACAAAAGCTGGCCGTGCATTAGGGTTAAAATTCCAATATGCCTTAATGAACCAAGAATCTTTTGATCTGGCAATAGCAGGAACGGAATTGATAGCGATGTTTACAGGTTTAAACAATGTTGTAAGCCCGATTGACTTAGCTTCAGTAAACCGTCTTTTAGTAGCAAGAAGTTTGCCTCAGATTGTTATTATCGAAACTTATGTAGGTATCGAAAACAAAGCAGGTACAATCACTCAGACAAATCCGTGGTCGGATACCCATATTCTATTTGTTCCTGAGATTAATCAGGGGAACATGTTTAATGGGCCAATTGCAGAGCAGATTGAAAAACCTGATGGCGTTATTATGACTAAAAAAGGAAATGTTTCGGTAACTGTCCAAAAGTCATATAACCCGGTGCGAGTTGTTACAAAGGCAGAAACCAATGTTTTCCCGTCTTGGCCTAAAGTGAATCAATGTATTTCGCTTTATACCGGATCGGCTTCGGCTTGGGCATAAACGTTCTTTTTCACACATAACAGCAGAAAGCCGTTTGATAATATCGGCGGCTTTCTTTACTTAAAAAGAGTATGACAAATCTTGAAGCAATAAAAGGGAAAGTCGGTTATCCGTTGTCTGACAATGCTTTTATTTTAGCGTTAACAGACAGGTCGCTTGTTTCAACCGATACTTATGTAATTGGAAATAAACAGCAATTGGAATTAGCTCAGGCAGATTTGATTTACACTTTGGTGTCAAGTCCAAATGTTACTGAGGGAGGATATTCAGTCAGTTTATCGGATAAGAAGTCTCTCATTGAGTTGGCAAATGGAATTTATACCAAGTATGGACAATCAAGCCCACTGAAACCGACTGCAAAATTTGTTCAGCGATGGTGACCCAATATCCTGATTCAATCGTAGTCAGTTGGCAAAATGAACCAACACAGGGCGCAAGTGGTGATTTTACAGCCGGAGCGACAGGTAGCAATACTTTTAGTTGCCGGGCAGAAATCAACACAAAAGCCGGAAAGATAATGGGTTCAGATGGTCAATTGATAGATTTTACCCAAATGGTTTATATGCCACTTACAACAGTTGAAATTGCGGTTGGTTCGGATTACGTTTTGACAAGTTTGAACGGCACTGTTTCAGGAAAAGTCAAACGTGCAAGTAATGGACAGTTGAATACCCGGTTATGGCTATAAAGTCAAATTACCAAAGAGGTGATGCTGAAAAAGAGTTTAGAAAAGTTCAGGATGAGATTGATTTTGAAATAATCAGGGCGATGTCATACGCTGGTGAAAAGTTTGTCAAAGATGCCCGCAACATGACAAAAACACAGGGCGGGTTTGGTGATGTTACCGGGAACCTTCGTAGTTCGATAGGTTATTTTATTCTGAAAGACGGAGAAATAATCAAAAGCGATACCAAACAGGTTTCTGGCCCGAAAGGAGACGGCGGCGAAGGATTAGCAACAGCGATAACAGAACTGTTATTTATTGAAAACAAAACAGGATTTCAATTAGTTGGCATTGCCGGAATGAATTATGCCTCAGCCGTTGAAACCCGTGGATTGAATGTTATAACATTACAGGGTGACGTAATGTTAATTGATCTGGAAAAATTTTACAAAATACTTGAAAACAGATTCAAATGAAAATGCCAAGTTACGCAATAGATCAGATTTACCCGCTTTTGTCTTCGGTTTCAAAGCCTAAATACAAGGACACGAAACCAACGATTAAAAACGATGCTGAATATATTGTTATCAATTGCCAGCCGATTACTTCCGGCGTCCATCAAAAAACTCACGTAAACGTAAATTGTCACGTGAAAGATATTACCGGAGGCGTACCAGACCGTGCAAAACTTGATTCTTTGGCTCAATCTGTTTTAACTATTCTTGAAAAAGCTACTTTAACGGGTGTGCTGATTGACTACGAATCTTCTGAACTTATCAGAGAGGAAAATCTATCAGAGCATTATATGAACCTAAAATTCATTGTTAATATTATAAATTTATAAAATTATGGCAGTTTACACTTATTCGGTTAAAAATACCAGATATGGTACACCGACAGGAACAAATACAATGCCCGCTTTAACCACCTTACCAAATAACGTAAAGGGTTCTATCACTTTGGATGAGGGCGATCCATCTTTCACTTCTATTTTTGAGGAACAGGCCGTCGCGCCGCTTCGTAGGGTGCAAACAGCAGCCGGAGAAACAAGTTTTAAATGTCAATATCACGACTTGACATACGCCAATATTGCCGCATTAAAAGGAGGTTCGGCAGTAGGCGCAGCAACCGGCTATCAGGCTCCAACTGATTTTGCAGACATAAACCTTGCATGGCAAGTCGAATTTGATTCGGGCCAAGTATTTAATTATTACAACGCAGCCATTGCCGCTAAGATCGTAGGATCAGGTGCAAGGGATGGTTATATTGCCCTTGACGTTACCGTCATGCCACAACAGACAGCCGATGGTTCTGGAATTTGGGAAATTAAACCAACAGCGTAAAAACATGGAAGCCGCTTCAATTTGGGGCGGTTTTCTTTTAATAATTGAAACATGGAAGAATCATTGCAGGCTGCTAATTTGATAATTGGCAAAGCTGGAAAAGGCGAACGGTTTAGCGTGAAACATTGGGGCTTTACTTTCCGATTTCAAGTATGTCCAATAACGACAGAACAGATTATTTTAATTGGTAGGGAATCGGCAAAGATGAAAGATATTCCACCGGATGCTGAATTATTTCCCGGAATGTTGGAACATGCTAAAAACCTTCGTTATGCTGCTAATTCGGTCGCTATTGCCGTTTTAAGTTCAAACTGGAAAAGGAGACTGTTTAAACGGTTAGTGTCTAGAATGATAAAAAAAGCACCTTTAGAAGATGTTTTTACGCTGTATTTAATGATCAACAAACAATCAAACCCGGTTTTTTTTTATCGTATTATGGCATTGGCGATGGGATTAAACAAGATGACGACCCGAAAGCCAAAGGCGGAGACAGTTGGTTCGGACGAATCGCAATAATACGGACTAAATTGATGTTATCTGAAAAGGAAATAATGAAAATGCCTTGGATACAAATTAACCTGATGATGCAGGATTTTCCGTGGTATTCGTACAAAGATGAAGAAAAACCGATAAAGATAAACGACCCGCAACAGGCAGCCGATGCAATGGCTCGATTTTCAAACAGGCTAAAATAAAAGATTATGGCAGCAATACATTTTGAATCCAGTGTAGATAATTCAAAACTCAATAAGGGTTTTAAAGAATCTGAGCAAACCGTTGAGGACTTTGTAAAGAAAGTTGAAAAAAGCGGCGGCATTATTGGTGATTTTGCCACTCAGTCAGCAAAACAAATGAAAGAATCTATTACTGTTCAGAAAAATGCTATTAATGAACTAAAACAGCAAATAAAGGAACTTGAAAATGTCACAAAATCAGGCGGTGGAACTTATAAACAGAATTTACAGGCACAGGGCGAATTAGCAAGAGCAAAAAAGAACTTAGCCGGAGAAGAAACTACTTTGATTGCTATGCAAAAAGCGCAGGTCGCAGGCAATAATGTAGAAGCTCAATCACAGATACCGATTATTGGAGGTTTGTGGAAATGGGCTGCTGGATTAGCTACTGTAACCGCTGCAATGAAAATCGGGAAAGCCATTATTGAATCAACAGATGATGCAGCTGATAAATTTCACGAAGTAATTACAGCCTCAACGTCTGCTGTTCAATATTTTTTCAAGTCAATTGCATCAGGAGATTGGTCAAATTTTTTAGATGGAATGGGTGAGGCGATAAAGGGTGCTGTTGAATTTGAACACAAAATGGAACGTCTAAAAGACCTCAAAAATGAACAATTAATTAAATCAGCAGAATCATTTACGAAAATTGGTGGACTTAGGGCGCAAACCTATGAAACGACTGATCCAAAAGAATTAAAACGGCTTTTAGGAGAAATAATTATAGAACAAGAATCAAATTTTAAAAAAGAACAGGCAATAAGAGAACAAGAGAAGTCTGCAATACTTGAAAAAGCTGCAACAGATAATGGTATTTCAAAAGAAAAAATAGAAAATTATGTTAGGGAATTTAGTTCTCTTGAAAAAATGATTGAATTAGGTAAAGAATATAACAGACTAACAGCCGAAGTAAATAAACCACGAATACAAATTCCAGGCACATTCGCGCCGTTAACAGGCGGAAGTTCCGAAGATGCAAAAGCTAAATTATTATTGCTTGGTGCAGGCGCAGCAGAAGCTGGAAAATATGTAATTCAAATCGGAAAGGTTACTGATGCAGTAAAAAAATATTCAGCCGAAGCAATAGCAGCCGAAGAAAAAGCAAAAGGAGCTTTTGACAATGCCAACAGAAGAGACAAAGAACGATTAAAAAATATCGGTAAAAAAGAGGAAGAAGATCGTGCCGCAGCCGCAAAGAAGGCCAAAGAAGAAGCAGAACTTGAAAACCGGATAAAAGCCACTCAGGAAGCAATGAAGGGTGCAAGTGGTCAAAAACTAAAAGATTTAGCCGCCGGATTAGTATTGCTTGAAAAGGAACTTGCGTTAAGAAATGAAATATTAAGACAAGCGAATCAATCTGCATGGACTGACCAGTTTAAAGGCGAATCAATGAAGCCAATGACTTCAATCGGAACAAAGCCAATTAGCAAAGTCGGAGCTTTAAAAATTACCGATGGTGTTTTAATGGAATTAACGGCGATTGATAAAAAAGGGCGTGAAACTTTCGCAAAAGTAAAAACTGAAAATAAGGAACTTTTTAAAAATGCTACTGATTTGGCAAAAAAAGCCGATAAAGATCAGGAAAAACTGGATAAAGAAAAACTAGAAAGACAACAAGATTTATTGAATTATTCCCATCAATTTACCAGTGAATTAATACAACAGTTGGGTCTATCTGAAAAACAGGCAGCGCAAGCACAAAATATGGTTGATGCAATGTTTAGCCTAGCATCTGGAAATCCTCTTAAGGCAGCTTTTAGTGCTGGTTCTATGTTGTTTTCTGCATTTTCTGGAAATGATAAAACAGATACTTCAGTATTAGCTCTGGAAAGGATAAATAACCTATTGGAACATCAATCTGCAATTTTAGCTAATCTTTCAGGTGCAAATTATTTTCAGTTGGCAGAAAAACAATATAAAGATTTAGGTGAATTAATTGATGAAAATACTAAAAAACTGCAAAATGCAAGAATAATGAATATAACAGGAGTTTCAGATTATCTTAAATTTGACACTGAACATTTCATTAAAGCATATACCGCAGGAACTATATTATTAAATGAGTCACAAACAGAATGGATTACTTCAATTATAGAGGCGCAAAAACAACGCGCCGAACTCCTTCAGGATACTTTTCGTGAAGCGTTAGGCTTTGATTCTTCTGACGTTTCAGACTCAATTTTTACCGGAATTTGGGACGGTCTTAAACTTGGGGAAAATGCCCTCGGAGATTTTTCTGCCTCATTCGGCGATTTGATGAAAAAGGCATTGATGCAATCTATAACCGAAGGGTTCAACCTAAAATTAACTGAGGGGTGGATGTCGGATTTTACGGAATTAATGAAAGGCGGTTTAACCGACGATGAAAGGGCAAGGTTAGAACAGGATTACATTAAGCTAATTCAAGAGGAACAAGTCAAGATTGACGAAGTCAAAAAGATAACCGAAAAATATACTACGGCTGCAACTGCTGAATCTTCATTAACAGGTCAAATAAAAAGTATTTCAGAAGATACTGCTTCAATGATAGCCGGGAGGTTGATGGCTGTAAATGTTGATATGAAAACAGGATTAGAAATAGGTTACGACAGCTTGGATATTATGAACATGAGCGTAGGGCATTTAGATAAAATCCAGAAAAACACATTTGACACGGTTCAGCAATTGATAATTTCAAATGGCGAATTAGTAAAAATGAACGCAACTCTTAAGGCGCAATTATGACAATAGACGGTACAAATATCAGCACTTACGGGCTTCGGGTACTTTCGATGAAAGATTACTATTCTCAGCCAGCAAGAAAAAGAATACTTGCTGAACCCGGATATTTGGCTAAAGACATAAAACATGAATCAGGTATTTGCAATATTGTGCTTTACGGTGAATATACCGATCTTCCAGCAATGTACACCGGGATTGAAAATTTCAAAACAAAGGTTAAAACAGTTTTAGAGCATACATTTATTTTAGTTGGCCACGGACTTACATTTACCGGAGTTGTTGCTGGTGGAATCAAAACAGAAGTAATACAAAAAACGGTTCAGTTGAAATTTACGATCACGAAAACAACCGCCACATGATCTGGAAAATTGACAATATTGATTTAAAAACATACGGAGTTTATGTTTCAAAAAGTTCAGGTGTACTGGACTTACCGCAAATTGTTGACGTTTCAACTGATTGGCTGGATTTAAATGGCCGTGAATATTGGCAGGATATCGAAGATGTAAAATATAGTGATAATGAGATTTCATTAACCTGTTGGATTTTGGCAGGTGACTATGCTGATTTTAAAGCTAAGGTAGCCGCTTTCTTTACTGCTATTACCGCCGCTGGTGTCCGCTCACTTGAAACGCCTTTTGGAAACACAATAGATGTAAGCCTACAATCAGAAGTTCAGGTGGTGCGGAAAACTTCTTACATTCAGTCATTACAGGCTGGCACGTTTACCATTCGCCTGACCGTTTCCGGCGATTCAAAAACCAAACTGATAACTGTTTATCGAAGTGACGGGTCGGTGCATAATGTATTTAATTATGGATCAGATGCAAGGCTCAATAAAGACCTTATGGGACGTGACGAAATTACGTTTAACCTTGAATTGAATTATATGTCTGATGACCTAAATTCAATAGCAAGGGAAGATTATATATTGTACGATGGGGCAAAGTATTACACATTAGAGCATCCTGAAGTGCAGAAATATTCAAACAATAAATACATTCACGGGTGTACTTTTCAGCATGAGTTTTTCAGGACAAAAGATGTCCAATTCAGGTTAAACGGCGAATCTGACTTCTACTGGTATGCCACGCTTGATGAAATAATCACTAATCTGGTTGCTTGCATGAATGCACTGTTTCCCGGACTATTTGCAAAAGGAACAATAGCAGAAACAATTTATAAAAATCACCAATTTCAGAACGAAAATTGTTTTGCTACACTGGCACGGATCACCGAAGATTATGGACTTGAATACGATCATTTAACTGTTGATGGGGTAATTACTATAAGCGTAGTTGAACAGGTAGGAAATACCACGGGCATAACTTTAGGATTTGGCAAAGGCAGTGGAATTTCGATGATTAAATTAGCGACGGCTGGGTTACGTGAAAAAATGGTAACCCGGCTTTACGCTTACGGATCAGAAAAAAACCTACCTGTCACATACGGATCAAAACGGTTAAAACTAGCGACAGAACCGCTTACAAAAGATTTTTGGGGAATAATTATTGAGCAAACAAAAGTATGGGACGACATTTACCCGGAACGTACCGGAACAGTGACTTCTTATGCTTACACACCTTCTTCCGATCTTGTAAACTACCCGGAACGATCAACTTATAATATGGTTGATTCGTCCTTTCCTTTTGATTTAAAAGAAATTATAGACGGTACTTCAACCTATTTAATTTCTGGAACCACAGCTAAAATTCATTTTAATTCGGGCGATTTGGCAGGGTTTGAGTTTGAGGTTCTGGATTACGACCATGCCACGAAAACGTTTAGTCTGATCCCATTAAAACAGTCCAACGAAACGACTTATCCGAACGCTGTTTTGTACCCGAACGCGGGTGACACATACGTTTTACTAGACATTAAGTTGCCGCAAAGCTACATTGATGACGCTGAAGCTAGACTATTAGTACGGGCGCAGGAGTACATTGATTTCTATTACCAGCCTTACGCTACTTTTGAGATCGAAATACACCCGTCATATACTACCAGTATCGGTGCCGGTGACGTTATTTATATTGACGATTCTGATTTTACATCTGAGACAGAACCTCAGCGAGTCGCAAAAATTACGCAAAACCTTTATCTTGGAGGGTCAACGCTGACCGTAAGTCAAATTTTGAAACTTTCTAACAGACAATTACTCGAAAAGAAAGTTAACGAAATGGATAAAGTACTGAATAGCGTTGCTATTACCGATGCAAACGATCAGCGCAATAGTACTAAAACCGTTGGCGAACTATCGAATAAATTAATTAATCCGCTGGACGAAAAGTTTAACGCTGATGAACTGGTACGGGATGAAAGCATCGATGCTCGTATGTTGAGTTATGAATCAGGTGTACCGCAGTTTGAAATTGGAGATGCTTTAATGGAAACGAATATTGACGATAATGAAGATAAAGCAAGGATAGGTGCAGGAACGATAACGATGCTGAACTGGAGAAATGCTACCCTTAACAGAAAGGAAATTGAAAAGTTAACGGAACCTTACGATCCCACGCGCACGTGGATTATAAGCCAAACTGATTTTACGCTGCTAAATAAATTGCCGCACCACATTTATGCCAAACTTGACATGACAGAGGAAAGTACAGACTGCACAATTGAGGTATTTGATACGCGCAAACGGGTACGGGAAGACTTTACCGATCCTGGAGGGTTTATCCGTTTCAAACTTGGTTCAATCACTTCAGGAGAGGAGGCAGCGGTATGAGACAGTCATTAATGCTTTGGGGAAATACAAAACAAAATTTACTGACGAAAAGTATTGAAAAGGGATTTTTGTCAAACCTTACCGGAACTCATATTAGCGTATCATTCAGTACTGGGTTTGCAGCTATTGATGAAATTCCAGTTGGGAGAAAAAATTTGCATGTTTACAGGCTTTATGAATTTGAACCAGCAAAATTTATGGACGAAACAGTTTTATTTTATAATTTAGCTGTTGCAGCAACAGGTTTTAGTATAGATATATTTGCCTCAGAGAATTTATCAGGAGTTGAAATCGAATATTTATGGGTTAAATAAATAAGTTATGAAAAAGCCATTATTATTAATCATTGTTTTATTTTCATTTTTGTCCTCATTTTCACAGGTGAAAGCATATCGGGTTTGGTCAACAAACATTTTAGAAGCTGACAATTATTTCGTGTGGCAGGGGGATACCATTAGAAAGGATTCCATCGTTTACGTTGATAATAAAATTGATTCGATACGAGTAAAGTATATTAATGGAGCGTGGTCGGAATGGTTCAAGAATGGAATTTCTGTCGAAGTTGACGGTGACCCGGAAAACGAAATACAAGCCCCTACCTTAGTAGGTAACACATTAGGGGCAACAGGAACAAGTACAGTAGTTGATTTGAGCGTATTTGCTCCTGTAAGTGGCTCAGGTAATTACATATGGAACGGAACAGATCAACAGACTGGTAATTTTAATCTTTCTGGGGTTGGTCGATTCAGTGGTAGTGCAACATTCTCAGAAACAAGTAGGGGCATATCTTTTTTCAATGATTCCTATAAAATTGCTTTTGATGGAGTTGGTGCAACTAGGGGGTATATTCGTTTTAACGTAGATACATATAACAGCCCAATTCATGGATGGGTCTTTTCAGGTGGAACCGCCGGAAGTCAAACAGACGTTGCGCTATTAACGTCTGTGGGTAATCTAGGTCTTGGATACAGCACTATTCCAACAGCAAGGTTGTCGCTTGGCTCGTCTTTGGGTGTTTCTAATGATTATATTCACGTCTATCAATCAGGAAATGTTAAATATGGATTTGGTTTGTATTATTCTGAATTTCGACAATATTTTCCAAGCGATGCACATCTTTCTTTAGGAATAATAGATGTTACAGATGGAGCAACCTTTTCTGAAAAAGTTAGAATTGAAAATACTGGCAACGTCGGTATAGGTTACTCATCAGGCACTGAAATAACAAACAATAAGTTAGCTGTTAATGGTTCTGGCTACTTCAACACAAACCTAACAGTTAACGGACTTTCCGGCACAGGAACACGCCTAACAACTGCTGATGCTAATGGTACGCTGAGTACAACGACTTCTATTTCAATTAATGAAAATAATATAGCAGTAACCGGAACAGTAACCGCTACAAATCTTTCAGGAACAAACACCGGAGACAGTGCAACAAATACGACTTCGAATAGCTACGCCGATGCTAAAGTCACGCAAACAATAACCGACGGGGTAACAGCAACCGCACCTAGCGAAGATGCTGTTTATGATGCTTTGGCAGGGAAAGAACCCTCGCTGACAAAAGGAACTTTTACCGAAGAAGCTGATGGGCTTGTACTATCAGATAGTACCAGACAGGTAATCGGGGGAGCTACTGTTTTAGGTCTAAAAGCCGGAAGGGTAATACCAACAACAGCAAATATTTCGCACGGGGAAACGGCTTTTGACGACAAAATAAATTCATTAGCTTTCACCGGAACAACTACCAAGACTTTGACTTTAACTCAGCAAGACGGGGGAACGCTAACAGCTACTTTTGTGGATAATTCAGGAGAAGGTTCATTTGTTTACCCTGATGCAGGTATAGCTGTTTCCAACGGAGCTACATGGAGCCCTTCAATAACCAATACAACCGTAGGAACTAATTTTTTGACACTTGCAAATCCTTCTGCAATTACTTTCCCCCGAATAAACGCAAATAATACGGTAAGTGCATTATCTGCTAACGACTTTATAACAGCTATTGGAGCATTGTCTGAATGGTATTTTACTACTCAGGGTGGAGCATCCTTAAACGGGGTCAATAATGTAAATGGTATTGTTGACTTTGTTGGTGCTGGTGGAATATCTATTGGAGTAACAGGAACAGGCTCAGAAGAAACGCCATATATTTTGACTTTTACGGGTTCACCTTACTCTGAAGGAGAAGGTATAGACATCACATCAAGTACTATTTCGATGGACATTAATACGCTAACAGCCAACCTAACACCTGCCGGGGAAGATTATATCCCTTATTATCATTCCGGGGCTAACCGAAAAGCACCGTTATCATACATTGGTGACCTTCCAATATACAATGCAAATAAACTTCAAGATATCCCTATATCGGAAACAGACCCCATTAACGGGCAATTATTGGGGTATAATGGCTCAACGTGGACACCAACAGCATCAGGTTCTGGTACTGTTACTTCATTTTCCGCTGGTGATTTAAGTCCATTATTTACGACTTCAGAAGCTAACCCAACCACAACTCCTGCTTTGAGTTTTTCACTATCAAATGCAGGTGCATATACGGTTTTAGGGAATCAAACCGGATCAGCCACAGTACCTTCATACGGCAAATTAGATATAAGCACAATCTATGCGACCGGAACACCTTCGTCAAGTACAGTCTTGTTTGGGGATGGGCGATGGGATACGCCAACAGGAGGGACAAACTACTGGCAAGCGATAACAGGGGGAATTGCCCCAGCTACGATAACAGATGAAGTAAGGATCGGGGCTACAACAGACATGGGTAATTATAAATTACAAGTAGAAGGAAATTCACGAGTAAATGGACAACACTCAGTATATTATACGGGAGGTGATGCTGCTTATGCTAGTTCTATACACAGCAATGCCAGTATAGCTGCTGGGTATTTTGGAAATACAGGAACTGGCAATGGAATATTTTCTCACGCTTCTGGCGGTGGAATAGGAGGGTTATTTGAAACAACTGGTTCTACAACAAATTCTTCGCTTGCCTCATTAGTATCGAGAAGTACAACGTCTGGAACTCCGGCAGCAGGACTAGGTACTCATATAAGTTATGAAATTGAAAACTCAGCAAATGAAGATATTGAATTTGGGACTTTTGGGGTAGTTTCCACCGATGTGACGAATGGATCTGAAGATGGGCAATTGGAATGGTATTTAATAAAAAACGGAACGATTACTTCCACAATGACCCTTACCAATGATGGCGACTTATATGCCCATAACTTCATCGGCTCTTCTGATCGGCGACTAAAAAGAAACATCAAACCAATTTCAAACAAGACGTTGAAAAATGTTGGTAAAATAAAATTTATACAATTCATCAGCAAAGGGGATTCTTCCAATAGAGTACGATACGGAGTTATTGCCCAGCAAGCCGAACAGCATGTTCCTGAATTGGTATATACTGGTAATAATGGGATGAAGGCAGTTGGGTACACCGATTTAACCATAGCAAAATTAGCAGAAATGGAAAAACGCTTAAATGATTTAGAAACACAAGTAAAATATTTAACAAAAAAACTAAGACGGTATGAAAAGTAAAACATTATTACTAATTTTTTTGCTCGCTTTGGCTTCGTGTTCAAAGCAAAAAGCTGAACCTTCATTGCAGGATGTATATGAATTAGTACACAGCCATGCACCCACAACTACGCTTGATCTTGCCTCTTGTTTCTATCACGCCAAAGCTGGTTATTTTGACCCTAAATACAATAATGATGCTTATGCCCCGGCTGGTTCATTGTCAAGGTTTAAAAATTACAAGTTACCAATTTTTTCAATAGCATGGTTTAGATATGAAAAGTAAAATACTATTGCTTATTTTTTCAACCCTTTGGTTTTCGTGTTCGGAACCAGAAGATTTAGTTGCTCAAACATCTGTACCAAATACAGAAACATTTTCCTTGCAGGATGTTTATGACGTAATATCAAATCAATTGCCTGATATTGGGTTGCCTGCTTTAACACTTGATCTGGCATCGTGTTTCACACATGCCGTAGCAGATTATTTTGATCCAACATACAATAATGACGAATATGCCCCTCCAAACTCTTTATTGAGGTTTAGAAACTATGCTATTCAAGAAGGCATAGGGGAGGCATGTGGTGATCCTATCAGTTATGTTGGCGGACAAAGTTACCCTTCAGTAACAAATATTGTATTAGGAACAGGAACAGGCACTGTTACCTTGACATTTGATGCCTATGCTATCCCAGATTTATACATTATTGAATGGGATAATGGGAGAACTTTTTCTGAATATAGGGGAAATGCTGCATACGATTACGGAGGTGCCCAAAGAAATTATTTTAAGTCTAATTTGTTTGGTAAAACGAATCCAATTTATCCGGATGCTTACCCTGACTATTTTCACTATCCGGATGATGGCTATCCACGAGTATTTTCAGGGACAGGTACGGTAACGTTTTCAAAAACAACAGCCACCCCAACCGTTGCCGCAGTAAAAGTCTATGCTCCCATTGCAGATACTGACTGGACTTATACGTTAAGTTGTCCCGATTAATTAATAAACAACATGAAACACTTATTTTTTATCCTAATAACTGATTTAATAATCTTCCGGCTGATACCGGATTAATAACACTTGCTATGACAGAACATGAAATTAGTTCGATGAAAAAAATAGTTACAGATGTGATGGCTGTACAGATTGAAAAAATAAGTGGGGAACTAAAAGTTATAAAACTTGAAATTTCTTTCATAAAAGAACAGACCACAAAAACAAATGGAACTGTTAAAAAACATGATAGTGAAATCAGAACACTTCAGATGTCGGATTCACTTCATACTTTAAATTGTCCTTATGCTAAGCCAGTTGAAGAATTTATGACAATAAGAAAAAACTGGAAAGTGTTTGTCATTTCAGGGCTTACGGTTGCTGTCCTTACGGTTGCTGGCGTATTTGTCACATACGCAAATTTACGTGATCTATATTTTAAAGACAAAATAATCATTGAACAGGTGCAACAGGTCAAAAAAGAAACTAAAGAAAACAAAACCGATATTTTAAATAGCAATATTCAGCGAGATCAGGACAAGTCAGAATATTATAGAAATGAATCAAAAAGAGATTCTAAAAAGATAAACGAAACAAATTAATAACTTTTAAAATTATTACCATGGCAAAAGCATTTTTCAGACAAAATCCTACTTCTCTTGTTTGGGAATACGGAACATTTAAGGCAGATGGAATCACGCCTAGCTTAGAATTTACTGCACCTGCCGGACTTTATCGAAGTTGCTGGCAAACTATTAACGGTATAGTTCTATTAACTATTTTTAATGCAAATAATTCAAGGTTACTTGACCCGTTTAATATTCTTCCAATAACTGACGTTGCATCCGATCTGATCGGAACACCTTACGCGAATAGGGCAGCTTTTGAGACAGCTACTAAAGATTTTTTTTTTAATGTAGCAGGTTCATCGGGTTCATCACTGTCAACTTATGCCGTTCCTGTTGAACAAGTAACCGGGAGCGAGGATACATTCACTATGGACGATGAAGTTGATACTTCTGCTGCTTATTTCGCATCGGTTGATGGGATAATGATGAACAAAGGAATTGAAATCACCATCACTAATGTAGATAGTTTTGGGACTGCTGTATTTTCTGCTAATCCTGAGGCTTCTGCCAGTATTGTAATTTATTATTCACCACTTTAATTTTACAGCGATGAAAAAGATATTTTTAATTTTATGCCTTTTATTTATTGGCTTTTACGGATTTAGCCAATTGAATAAATATGTAACAAAAACGGGTGCCCAAACATTGACCAATAAAACTTTGACATCACCAAAAATCAATGAAAATGTTACCGTAACGGTAACAGCAACAGACATCAATAAGCTAACAGGATTGACCGGAAACGTTCAGTCCCAAATCACTACTCAAAACGATTCTATTGCCAATAGGTTTACAAAAACACAATCTGATAATAGATATTTAAACAAAACAGGAATAACAGTATCAGACGAAGAAATAAATAGATTAGATAATGCAAGTAGTAACATTCAAGAGCAATTTAACACTATCAATGCTACATTGATAGATACAATGACTTTATCGGATGCCTTAAATATAGACCTTGATACAGACTCAGTTGCAACAAAATCCGAATTAAGGGCATTGAACGTGACAGGAACTTCTGATTCCATACGGGTATTACCTACTGTTCCTACAACTGGGAATGTGTATATAAATGAGGGAAATGGTGCAGTATGGTATAAGAATCATATAAGCGGATTTTGGAGTAAGCCTGTAATGGCTGCTGATAGTATTAATCCCGTTTATGAAGGAGTGGTGGCTGTTTGGGAATTTGATGAAACTTCTGGTACAACGGCAACTGACACTTATGGTACTCACGATGGAACGTTAGTTAATGGGACAGCGAATAACCAAGCTGGAAAAATAGGCCAATGTTTAGATTTGGATGGGACTGACGATTATGTTACACTGACAAATTCTGCTGATTTTCAATTAACATCCTTCTCAATATCTATGTGGGTTTATATTGATGCTGCACCGGAAGATGTAGGGGTGATTATTGGAAAAAATTCCCCTAACTGGTACACATCGGGATACTCGTTAGAGTACAACTCGTTTAATAATTTGATATTTAGGGTATCTGCTATGACACCGTCTAATATTTATTATACAATGATAACGGGGGCATGGCATCATGTAGTTGCAACATTTACAGGTAGCCATTCTTATTTGTATATAGATGGCTCTTTAGTGGCCGATGCGGTACAGACAGGAACGATATCAAATATGTCTTCATTGTTAACATTAGGTAAGCAAGACGAAAATGACAAATACTTGAATTTTAAGGCAGATCAGACAATCGTTTGGAGCAGGGCAATAGTTTTAACAGAAGTTTCTTTTGTTAATAATAATGGAAATGGAAGGGCTTATCCATGATTAAGTTTATATTAATATTGATACTGCTATGTCAGACATTTGTGGTATCAGCTACCAAATATTATTTATCACCGTCTGGAAATGATACTTCTGGTTCCGGAGTGATAGGTAGTCCGTGGTTTACATTAGAAAAGGCTTGGACAGTAGTGGCCGCAGGGGATACTATTTATCTTCGGGCAGGTACATATTCCATGACCACGCAACAAGATTTGGATAGCAAAAACGGCACAAATACCAATTATATTAAGATTTGGAATTATCCAAATGAAACCCCTATCATAACTCGTGATTTAGCAAATGCTTATATTGGAAATGCAATAAACCTAACCAACTCTTCATACATATATGTAAAAGGCATAGAGATATGGGGGTATGTAGAAATAGATACTGATAGCTGGCCTTTTGGTTTTTACTGTAACAATGTGTCTTACAGTAAATTTGAACTATTAAACATTCATCACAATAGTTTTGGGATGGCTTTTCTGGGGGCAGGAAATAATAATTATATTCTAAACTGTGATTTTCACCATAATAGCGATCCAAATTCAAATACACCTCCCAATATGCTTCCGTGGGGTGGGGCTGATGGATTAACTATCCGTACAAGTGGTTTTGGAAATAATTTGATTGAAGGTTGCAGAATGTATTGGAACTCGGATGACGGTTTTGATGGGTTTGATGCAGAGGGGAATTTCACATTTAAGAATTGTTGGATATTTCTTAACGGATATAGACCAGGACTTACGCCTTCTGATGCAGATAGTTTAGTAGCAGGTGGGGATGGAAATGGATTAAAGATGGGGCCACTAAAAGATTCCGCATCTAAGCCGGATTCAATTAAACGAACAATTTATAATTGTGTTTCTTTTGATAACACAGCACATTCATTTAATCAAAATATTTCCGATTGTAGATTTTTGTTTTATAATAACATATCATATAGTAATGGTGGCACTGCGTTTTCTATGTTTTGGAGCGACTATGCCAGCCACATATTTAGGAATAATATTTCTTATCAAGATGATAGGATGATCAATACAAACAGTGTATCGACGGCAGACCACAATAATTTTAATTACAACAATTTTGTAAATTCAAGTTATTCTGTATCTGATGCTGACTTTTTAAGTGTTTCGTCCGTTGGAGTTGACGGGGCAAGGCAAGCTAATGGAAATTTGCCATCATTGAACTTTTTAAAATTAGTAGTTGGTTCTGACTTAATAGATACAGGAATAGACGTAGGAATTGATTATTTAGGTACAGCACCTGATTTGGGTGCTTATGAGCATGGGATTGAAGTTCCTCCGGCAGTTCCTTCTGGTGGAAACCTAAAACACGGTGGTAAAATAGTTAAGTATAATGGCAAGATAATTAAAGGCAGATAACAATGAAAGTCAGGTTAAAACTATTCTGGTACTGGATAACCTTTAATGAAGTAGGGGTAAAAGCAATGCGAAGGGAGTTATTCAGGCCAAATTTTAACGAGTTAATCCGGAATATTTACCGATGGAAAAAGATTTGACACAACAGCAAATTGAAAGCCTGATTAAACGAAAGATAACGGTTAAAATAAATATCGCCACAGCAATTAAAATTATCAAACGAATATTCACTAAAAACAAAAAGACATGAAATTTATTCAAAAAATGTGGAACAAGGCCAAAGAACTATTTACCGTAGCCGACGACAAAGCCAGAAAGCTCACTAAATTGGCGATTAAAGTAACGAACGCAATTAAGCAAGTAGTTGACTCGCCTGTGGACGATTTTATCGCAGAAGTGCTTAAAATGGCTATTCATGGAACAGCAGACGATGTTGTAATAGACCGGGCTATTGTTGTCCTGAACAAAAAACTTCCTGTGATTATTTCAAAACTGGTAATTATCGATAATTTATTGCAAATTACCGACCCTTATGAAAAGGCAAAATTGATAATCGAACAGATCCGGTTTTCCTCAGAAGATCAGAAAAACCAATTTTATCATTTATTAGCTACTACAATTATCAGTCAATTATCAGATGGTAAACTGACATTCGGGGAATGTGCCGTAACCGCCGAAATGATTTATCAGGAAATGAAAAAGAACAATGAACTTTAAAACTATACAGTTATGAACACACTTTTAATACTCGGAATTTTTACAGGCTTAAAGGCCAAAATAGGAGGTGGAATCCTATCATTGATACTTGGTATCGGTTTTATCAAGAACTGGGCTAAAATAGCCGATAAAGTGGCGAAATTCGTCGCCAAATGGTCTGGAGAAATCTATGTGTACATTCAGGAGCACGGAGACGTCTTTTTGAAGATTGAAAACACGGCCAATAAAATCGATGATGCTATTGATGACAACGGTAAAACAGACTTATCAACCCTAAAAGAAGCCATTGAACTTGGAAAACAGGTTAAGGTTGAATTAGATGATATGATTGTAGTATTTAAACCAAAGAAATGAGAAAACTTGTCGAAGATACGTTAAAGGAATTAGAACCTGAAATTAAGTATTCTCAGAACGCCGTTGAGTTAATTCTTGGAACCGGGGCGCAAGAATCTGCATATGGGAAATATGTCAGGCAGATTGGTGGCGGCCCAGCATTGGGTAAATTCCAGATGGAGCCGGAAACGTTCAACGACATTTGCGATAACTTTTTGAAGTACCGCCCAAAGATAAAGGCGAAGATATTTGATATTTGCGGCATAACTGACTTAAATCCTGTCGATCTGGTCAATAATGACCGTTTGGCTGTTTGTATGTGCAGGGTTCATTATTTGCGCCCAAAAGGGGCAATCCCGGACAATCTTTTGGGATGGGCTGAATACTGGAAAAAAAATTACAACACTATTAAGGGAAAGGGGACAGTTGAAGAGTTTGTATATAACTATAAATTTTACGTTTTAGAACAATCTTTATTGTAAAATAAATCCCGGTTAAACTAATGTCCGGGATTATTTGTCGGCTAAAATTTATAGTTTTGATATAATTTCATTGATTGCTTCATATTCAGGGTTATCTGCTTCTAATCGCCAACGTAGCATATGGCCATCGTTATATGGGCATTTAAAAAATGCTTCGTTGACAGGTTGTTGATTATTTCGAGAATATTTCTTTATATCTATCCATCAATACCTTATTGAAATCAGAATACTTTTTTTTAAATGAATTTTGCAGCATAATGTTTCCAATATCCACAACATCAAATATTTTGCGTTTCTGATCTATTGTTTTTACCTCACCAATGTATCTTTTCATTACAGCTTCAAACAAATACTTTTCGTCATTATTGGCAAACTTAATTCGTTTGAGTTCTAAAATAGCTTCATTAAATTCCGTTTTATTTGTCGGATATTTTGAGATTAAAACCTTAATGGTTATCGAATCTGTACCAGAATACCAATTTACAGGCATCAGATAATTAATTGATTCTTTAACTTGTGTCTGAGCGGACGAATTAAAAACGCCCAATAACAGCAAAATACCCGCAATTGCGGCAACTGACGTAATTTTAAACTTTTTCATAATTTATAACTTTATTGGTTTTTAAATTGAAATCTGTATCTATCCGCAACTTCGTGTATTTGCGGAACCGTTAACAACAAGGTTAAGGCATTCGCTCGTTGAGACGTTCTTTGAGTCTATTCATTTTGAAATCGACACGTTCATTTACTGGCTCTGAACCGAATAGCTTTTCTGCTTGTCGAATCATAATTTTCACATCTGCAATTTCATCAATTACGTTCTTTTCCTTTTGTGTCATATCGCCACGTAATCTTTTTAATTTTTGCAATGCTAATGCGAGTTCTAAACATTCCTCTATCACCATTTCTAACTGAGCATCGACACCCCAAGTTTGGATAGCCTGATCGAGTATCGAATCGTCGATAAACCCTGTTGTTAACATGTTGCTACCCGCAATAGCGGCAGCATCGCTTTTCGTAGTTTAGCATTCGCAGTTACATATCATCGGCGCGACAGTTCATCGCTACGAGTCCGGTCTCTGCCGCTATACATCAGCGTTATAGGTAAATTAATATTCCTGCATACAAGCAGCAGAACAGAATCCATTACAGTTTTCTTCTGTGTGTTCATCGTGACAATTTGGACAAACTTGTAGCTTTTTCTGTTCTTTGAAAATTTCGTTTAAACTGTTTGCCTTTAATTCAAGACTGGACATTGTGGTTCTAAGGCAAGAAACTACGTCACCTAAGTGTCCAGTTTCGCTATTGCACAATGTAATAAGAGTCACTGCATCTGTTAAAATCAAATTTCGTTCTTTGTCGAAAGTTTTTAGTCCTGTGAATGTGCATTTCATGTGAAAATATTTAATGATTAATAAAATCTACCTATAACTTACACTACCCGTCAATTGCCGCAGGTGTGGTTTGCAGGCATTTCAGCCCGCCACAACTTTGCTACCGACATTAATGTCGCTACCAACGCATCGGCAACTGCGGTAGTTTTCACCGTTAGGCACAACTTAAAGAAGTGCCAGCATTGCATCAATTCCGAACACTTGTTTCGTTGCCATTTTAGTATCATCTTCCATACTATCTAATCTAAGTGATACACTATTCCCAAAACAACTAACTTTACCATTATCAATATAGCAGAATCCTGCGCTAATTGGATTTAAGTGTTTAAATGTTGAGTGTTCTAAAAGCATTGGAAAAATTATGATTTCATCGTATGCTTTCAATCTTACGTACTTTAATTTTGTATCGTCCATTTTTGTAATATTTTGATTATTAATAAATAAGCTGTGCCTAACAACAAATATAAAATAAAGCGGTTTTAGTGGGTAGCAAGCTGTGTGCCTTTCTCTTCATTTGTTGTAAGTAGATACTTTCGCACTCCGAACTCCGCTTCATTTCATATTTGCGACCGTTATGTGCTATTTAACGGGGACACTCTGCCAGATAATTAATCCTGTGTTTTTGACTGATTTTTTCTTATCGTTGAGATAATATAAGTGCTTCCAATAATCTGGACAATTCCAGCACGATGCCTCATTTACAAATTCATTTCCATAATGAAATTCTCTTACTGAATACCCATAAGTCCAATAACAATTACCATATCCACCATTTCCTTCATCGGTTTTTATGGTTTTAAAATGTGAAAAAAGGTTGCTATTGTGTGGCGTTTTGCATCCAGCCTGTTCGCAACTTTGCCAAACTTGATATTCACTAATGTAGTGCGTTGTGTCTGACACTAATAGAACGACTTTGATAGTATCAATTTTTCGAGATTGTGCCTGACTAAAAACAGCACATAACAGCAAAATACCCGCAATTGCGGCAACTGACGTAATTTTAAACTTTTTCATAATTTATAACTTTATTGGTTTTTAAATTGAAATCTGTATCTATCCGCAACTTCGTG